AAACCTGTTAAAAGCTATTAAAGCCCCAAAGAGTAATAGCTTTTGGCAAAATTTAGTTGACGTTGTTTTAGAATTCTTTGGTATCCGTAAAGGCCAAAATGCGTACGAGGCAGGGATTGAATTTATTGACGGGATACTAAGCCTTGATCCTTCTGTAGAACCCCCTCCGCTAGCAAAAGTTTTCTACGCTAACGCAAGTCCTGACGTTGCAGCTAAAGAAACGATGGAAAGCTTATCAGACTTTACACCCAGTAAAGCACAGAAAATTATAGATAAGTTGCTAGACGCTCCCGCACTTCTAACCGCTGCTATGGGTTCTTTACGCTTAGACAACCTTATGCAAATGTACAACAAGTTTTTACCTGCTATAAAAGAAATTATAACTAATGTAGAGCTTCGTCAGGGCTACCAAGAACAAAGAATAGAAGAAGCAAACAAAAAATATAATGCGATGATGGCGGTGTTAGCAAAATTTAAAACTCAAATGCGTGCTATGGCTACAATGGCTATCGAAGCTAGACTTGCGCGAGTTGATATACTTGATCCAAACTTTGAAAAAAATAATAAGCTCAAACCTAAGCAAGTAGCAGAATTAAAAAGACTCAAAGGCATATATGACAAGCTGCCAAAGGAAGTACAAAACGTATACAAAATTATGCGTAACGACTTTGATGCTATGTATGTGGAGTACAAAACAGAAATATTAAACGAAATACAAAATCTAGATTTAAGAGCACAAGTAGCAAAGAAATTTGATGAAGAGCCTCCTATAGCAGGGTATGTGCCTTTCCGCAGGTACGGTGAGTTTGTGCTAAATTACATAGACCCGACAACTAAAAAATGGACATCTCGTGCGTTTGAAACAAAACGCGAAAGGGACATGGAAATACAGGCGCTAGGGTTGACCCTTCGTGCCGATTTGCAAAGTGCTGTAGATCAGGATACTTCAGAGGACGGTGGTGACGCTAAAGAAGCGCAAGGTAAACTGCAAGCTGGCGAATACACTTTCCTAAACAGTATTAGAAGAGCGACACAAAAAACAATGCCCGCTCAAGGTTTTGTTGCAGACTTAATGGCGGTGCTAGAGCAAGACGGAAAAGCAAAGGGTTTAACTGACGCTCAGATAAAAAGCCAAGTCGATACGGTGTATTCAACTTATCTTGATATGTTCCCTGAGTCTTCTATAGCAAAAAGCTTTATAAAAGCAAAAGATATTCCCGGTGCTTCTGAAGATTTAGTCCGTGCCTACGGCGACACTATGGTCAAGTGGGCGCGTAAGATGGCGGACGTTAAGTACAACGGCAAAATACAGAGCGCCTTTAACAAAGTAGAAAAGCAAGGACATTCGTCTGATAGAGTAGACGTAAGGGCCGCAGCGCAAAGTATTGTCGATAGAGAAGAACGTACAGTAAATCCTACCTTTGGCAAAGCTGCAAGAATGTCTACCACGGGTAGTTACCTTATGTTTATGACGGGTAACATCTCTTCGGGGCTTGTAAACGTCAGCTCACTACCTCTTCTTGCCTTCCCAATTCTTTCTGGTAAGTATGGCGGCCCTAAAGCTATGGCGGCTATGACTAGAGCAAGTCGCACGGGTGTGCTAGATATAATGAAAACCGAAGGTGTGCCTAGGTGGGCAACAGCCGGTTATAAGGGAGGCAAGTATACGCTTCTGTTTGAAACACTCAGAGACCACGGGCAGCTGCGCCACACGCAAGTAAGGGAAATACTGGAAGGCGCTCGTGAATCTACAGCGGAGTACAGTGGTTATACAGCAAAAATTTTAAACTTCCTGTCCGCGCCTATAGAACGCACAGAGCGTTACAACCGGACGGTTACTAGCTTAGCTGCATTTGATCTAGCGTTGGAAGGCGGTATGACTCCAGAGGCGGCTGCTGAATACGCCATGCGAGTAGTAAAAGATGTAAACACTTCGGGTATGTCGTCTACTGCTCCTAAATGGATGCAGGGAGACATTGGGCGTGTGATGTTTACGTTTAAAGGGTTTATATGGAACAGTGCTTACGTGACAGCACAAGCCTTTGTAGACTCCATAAAAGGTGCGCCAGATAGGACACGTAGAGAAGCTTTTAGGCAGCTAGCGTATACGTTCGGTATGAGTTATGCCATAGCCGGTGCGTTTGGCTTGCCTTTCTTTGGAGCTATATCAGTCTTAACGAATATGGTAAACAGTAAGTTGGACGACGAGGAAGAGCCGTTTAACCTACGCCGCGAAATGATGTTAATCATGCCGGAGTCAGTAACAAAAGGTCCTCTCAACTATTACACTAACTTAGAAATATCTAACAGAGCCAGCGTTGCAAACGGTATGTTATTTAGAGAAGACCCTTACGAGATAGAAAAGTATGGGTATCTTCAGTCTATGGCACGCCAAGCTTTTGGTCCTCTGGGTAACTACGTTCTTGATTCGCCTTATAAGCTAGGGTTAATTGCTGACGGGGAGTACCAGAGAGGGTTTGAGGGGCTAGCGCCAAGCTGGCTTCGTAACGGTGCAAAGACTATGCGCTTTGCGCGAGAAGGTGCTACTACAATAGATGGACGTCCGATAGATACAGATATATCTGCTTGGAACTTAGCTAACCAAGCGTTAGGATTTGCTCCTGCTAACGTGTCCAGCCTTTATGAAACCCGAGCTTTGGCTAAACAGTACGAAGGGCAGGTGCTACGTACTAGGTCCAACTTACTCAAGAGACGTTACTTAGCGTTAACCACAGGTGACTCTGATTTGTTTGAGGAAACGGAAATGAAGATATATGAATTCATGCAACGTTACCCCGGCCTCCTAACTCAGGACACGTTGAAACGGTCGTTTAAGTCACGGGCTGCACAGGAGCAAGAGTATGTTTTAGGTATCCGCTTCAACAAGAGTTTCTTCCAGAACCTTACTCCTCTTTTTGATCGTTTGGAAGACGTTGACTACTACGGGGCACTCTAGACTTTCCATATACGGATGCCCCGCACTCCGTCTTCTATAGTTATCTTAGTAACTACCCTGTACTTAAACCGCTTAGTTTCAGCTAATAAAATGCTCTTAGCTTCTACGGGTTTAAGACAGGGTATAAAAAAAGACCAACCTTTTTTAAACTTCTTCCAGTTGATTTGGTACTCCACCCTCTCTATCTGCATCGTCTTTCGCTTTCTCTACAATTTTAGTCATATCGATAAACTCAGGGTGTGCCGCATCAAACATGGCGCAACGCTGAGCAGGTGAAACTATAGCCATACCTTTTGACATTCGTTTGTTAACCGTATCCAAGTATATCCCTCGGGCTTTTAGGTCTTCTAAAAAAGAATTGTAGTCCGTGTTGTCTTTATTAAGTTCGTTACGCAACTCTTTCACAGGTATAAAAAGTCTTTGAGTGTCACCCTCATGCCTCATAACTAACTTTCCGTACCTAGGCTCTAGATTAGGAACCTTAGCTTTTGAAGTGCGCTGATCTACGCCGTCATCAACATCGAGTAAGCCGTTTAAGTTACTTGAAACAAACGCCCCTAGTATAGATACATAGCTGTCTAACGGGGCAATGGTATCTTTTCTTAATTGGTTTATTATCCCAGCAGCTTTGCTGTATATGCGCCGCATATAGAATTTTATAATACCTAGCTTGGTAGCGATAATACCCGCTGCTATATTAGCCGCAATAATCGCTGACCAGTTTCGCTCTCGGGAGGTTAAACGTAGTTCTTTATCAATCTTTTTCTGTATCGCTAGTACATCATTTTTAACTGATTCGGGATTAGCTAACACGTATTGCATGAAAGGAACAATCGCATGCCCGTAGTTTTCCTTTAATTGGTGGTCAAACATTCGCTTGCCCTCTTCTGTAGATATAGTGTCTGGGTCTACGTACCCTACGTAGAACTCTATAATTCTCATTAGCTCGCCGTCAGGTAGGCTTTTACCTCCGTATAACTTTTGGTAAAACGAAGAGTTAGAGGTGCTCAGGGTTATGTTGCGCCACGTAGTGTCGTTCTTGCGGTTAGCATTAGCTGTTTGTGTGCCTTTATCTTTACCCTTACCTTGAGATACTTCATAAGCAAAGTCACTTATATGGTCTGAGTCCATATTACTAAGCTCATCCACAGTGTTTACTATGTTGTTTAGTATGCCGAGTTTGTTTACACGCGCTACTGCTGTGTCTTTAGGATTACCCAATAATTGTTCAGGGTCGCCAAATATACTGTTTGCCATGCGTAATACTGTCGTCTTACCAGTACCAGCATTTTTATGTACCAAATTTATAATTGCACCTTTCTGACCTGTTAACTGTAATAGGGGAGAGCCAAACCCTGACAACGCAGCAAAGGCTTGAACCTCCATGCCCTCTCGGTTATACAAATTAAATACCTCACTCCATTTTTCTAGCGTGCCTCTAGGCTCAAAATAGGGTGCGTACGCTCTGGTTACTGTAGAGGCCGGTGTGTGATATACCCCGTCTACAGTTATCTCTCTTTCCCCAACAATAAATTTCGTATCATTGTCAGCCCAACCGAATTGTAATCGCATAATGTCTGCCTTCTTCTGTGTTTGTAGTATTTGGATAACCCGCGTTACGTAATCATGTAGTAGCGCCGCGTTTGCAGTGCCTGCTACTACTCCGTTATGCGCAAGAGTTTTAAGTAGTAATCTTTTTTCTAAACTTTCGTTAGGTATAGTGAACTCGCGTACTCCGTCATGCGGAGAGTGAAATACAAACACAGACACGAAACCTTGTTCGTCGTCCCACATTTGTTTTTGTATATACAGATCGTGCTCATATACAAGCTTAGGGTCTTCACCATCCATCTTGTATACACCCCCTGTCTTACCCCTAAAATAGGGTTCAAACTTATTTATAGGGCTAGAGGAAGACCTCTTTATGACTTTACCTAAACTATAAGGGCCTTTTATTTCTTTGTTTTTCTTATGTGGGCAACCTTCGCACCCTGTGGGGTTGTTCTTCTCAAATTCTTCACAGGAATGTGGCCCCTTTATCCCTACTATTTTTCTTTCTACTGTATGAAAGTCATAGTCTGGGTGGCCCTGAGATATAGTGTGAATTGCCTTGCTACCATCCTCACAAAACTTAGCTACAGAAAGAGCATTAAACCAACGAGGCTCAGATAAAGTTGCCCTGTTAATTAAACTGTCTTTAAGCTGCAAGCAAGGAGTGTCTCTGCCCACTATCTTAGAAAACTTATAGTCTTTATTTTCGTCGAGTAGTTTTTCCAATACATCTAATATCGGCTTACTACTTCTCTTTACTATAACTGCGTTAGGGTCTACTCCTAGTAGAGCACGTATATCATTAGGTGCGTGCCGTGCAGGCGCAGGGTTAATTATTTTTACTAACTTAGGGTCGTCCTTCTTTTGGTTGTAGGTGCCCGGCACTCGCAGTATGCGAGAAGGATCGAACACATTAGGATCAGCACAAAATTTTTGAGTAACACATACTTCTTCTAGTCGCTTAGCTATAGGTAACCATTGTTCTGTAGGCACCTCTTCAGTAAAAGCCCAATAGACATGTAAACCATAACCAGAGTTTACTATTGTAGGCTCCGGCAGATCGACGGTAGCACAAAAAGCTTTAAGCGCCTTAGCACCTTCTGCTTGGCTAGCGTAGCCCTTTGGTAGCCCTGTGGACGGCTCTATTTCTTCTGCTTTGTTTCCTCCGCAGTCTATATCAAGCCACATAGCACCCAGAGACTCTACATTTTCTATCTTCCTATTACCTTTTTCTTTTAGCTTCCCTAAAGCAAAAAATACATCCATGCCTTGCTCAGAGAATTCATCAGCTATTGTATATGCCACTTCTAGACTATCGGTAAACTTTGGTATCGGCCTACCTTCTTTCATGCCGACCACATTATATATGCCGCCCCTAGGGACAACGTAATCTATGAGGTCAAAAGCTTGCATTATTTGTACTCGCTTATCAGTGCTTCTACGTAAGCTGTAAGTTCGTTGTTAGGCTCGTGGAAACCCACGAACCAGTTATAAATAGTCTGCCTACTAACCCCCAACTGGGAGGCCATCTCAGTAACTGATACATCATTATCGATGCACACCCTACCAAGACGAACCCCCAAAAGAGATTGATCAGCTTTTTGGTTTAGACTATCGATGCGTGTCGTATAGCCATAGCTCATTAGTCGTCACTTCCCCATGATGAAATAATATCTTCTATGTCATCATCATCATCGTTAGGAGTTTCAGTTTTTTTCTTACGCTTAACCGGTTCTTTAACTTCTTCTTCAACGTCGAAAGCGTCAGAGGAATCGGTGGAAACTTCAGACTCAAACATGCCATCTGAGCTTTCTGTCTGGAAAGGACTGCCAGATTCTGCATCCGCACTGAAACCGTCTTCTTCTCCGAAAGGCGATGGGGGCTTATAAGGTAAATACTTAAGCACCTGCACACCACGCAGCCTTAGCGATACACCAGTCGCTGCCATTTTGTAAGGTACAAGCTCTACTGCTATGTTTACTGTGCTACCAGTAGTTAACATGAAGCCTTCGTCTAGCTTCTTGTTCTTAGCATCAAATTGATCGGGAGGTGAAGTCGGATTACCACTATACGCAGCTTTCAAGCTAGCCTTACCCACAAAACTTCCGTCCTCTAGCTGTTTAAAAGGCATCTCAAGTTTCTTGGGCCAAGACTTATCACGCCCCGGCGCGTTGGTATATGAGCCTTGCATGATTTTGTACAGCTCTTTAGCTTTCTCGCTGCTCATTACAAAATCTAGTTCGTACTTTGCACCGTCTTCTGTTGGATCACACGGGACGCTCTTGCCATTTGCACCCGCTTTGTTATCAAACCTGTACGGCTTGTCTAAACGAGGGTAACGCGCAGCTACGTCGCGGATAATGTGAGATATGTTAGCCATTTCTTGCTCCTTAAAAGGGTTTAGTTTTATGTTTGCAGCTTTGTTTAAAAGCTGTTGTATATTTGCAAGCTCTTCCTCTGCAAGAGGTCGAACCGGTTTAAAATACATCTTGTAGAAATTTCTATGCGGTACAAAATATATTTCGGTTAGCACATTGCCGACGTGCTCTCGGTTACGCTCAAGATGTTCTATATACTTATATAGGCTCATCCTGTTGTCTTCTTTTGAGAATAAACTTAACGCATTTAATCTAAGCTCATAAAGAAAATCTGTTTTAAGAAAGGCAACTTCAATGTTCGTGAAGTACTTACAAAGTGCCCCTCCTACACCCCTGCCAGTTTTTATACTTTGGGGGCAGTCCATACATCGCTTAGCCTGTATGTTGCTAGCAGGTACTGACGTTGCTGGAAAATCACAATCAAAAGACCAACACGTTAAACTGTTGTCTTTGTAATAGTTTCTGGATAGCGTACCGCTGTCTGTTATAACAACTTCTACAGACTTCAAAGGTTCATAGGTGTCTGGGTGTATAAAGCACCCGTCTTGAATTCTTAATCTATTCATTCTTTGCGTGGTTTAAGTACAGTTATTGTGTTCTTGTGGTTTGTTTGTAGCCTCGGCGGTGCTACGTCAGGATTAGTTTCTAAGAACTCTCGCATGTTCGTGCTGTGCATACGCTTTTCAAGTAAATGAAGTGCATCATTGTCTTTGAGAAACTTGTGCATCTTGTCCCAATCTCTAGGCCAGTAGCTAGTATGTACTCTACGTGAAATAGTTCCTGCGGGAGTTCTTACGCTGTCTAGATTCTG